TTATCTCGACTACTTGTTGTCTATAGGGTTTAGTATCATAATTGTAACGAGACGACGTATCGAATTTATAATCACCTATTCTTTCATGTTTAACTACTATATGTGCCCACTTTGTAGGATTACTAGCAGCTTGTGTCCAATTACAGAACTCACCCTCAAACCAATTACAAAATTTTTCTAATTCCAACGAAACGGGCATTTCCCCTCCTTACTTAGTCTCTGTTTAATTATGTCCCATGCATTGAACTTACTAAACTCTCTTAGTTTATTATTCTGTTCTAATTGTTTCCATATATCCTTTGGTACATCTCTCTGCTCTAACTTAAAGTCGGAATCAGATCGCTTAGAATATAATTTAAAGTAATATAATGGTGTGCCTTTGGGTAAATATATGTCAGAATCTAACATCTTGACACCAATAACCATAGGTCTAAACCATACAGATATAGGAAATGTAGCAGGTATCAACTCTAATCCATATCTAGACAACAAAGGATGTGGGATTTGTTCAATCCATACATCCTTATCTTTTGTCCATACTGACATTGCATATTTCATCTGAATTTCTGGATATTGACCATTCAACCAGTTGTCACCCAACATGAAATAATCATCATATGCTGCCTGTGTTAGATTAGACTCAATAGTTTTATCTTTGAACTTGAACCCTAGATCAAATGGTTGTGTAACCATCCATGTATTGTCCGTCCATTTTTTCCATGCAGGACATTTCGCATGGTCATACCTCATGTCATAACCACTTGTATATAATTTGGGTGGTTCATAAAACTCAGGAGGAAACTGATTATTATCTTCCCCGATCTTGTATGACCAATATGCCTTCTTCATTTCTCAAAATAATTAATATTCATCACTAATCTACGTTCAACATCATTAGCGGGCATACCACGATGTTCATGGTCAGTGTCAAATATTACAGCAGTATTTTCTTCACTATAAACCTTTCTACCTGATCTAAATTCAGTATATCCATTACAAGTATTCAAATAAAGAACACAAGTTTTACTTGGTGTACTCAACTGCCAATCTCGATGCCATATTTGAAATGGTGCTTGTCTAGGAGTTGCATTGAATTTAACTCTTAGAATCGAAATAGCATTTAGTTGAGTTGTACACTTGACCAAACATTGCATCAGTTTAGGTGTCACGCTATGGTGAAACTGATGATCATAATATGCTAGATTAACATACTGCTCTGGTTCGCCAGGTGTATGGGGAAAATACCACGGAAAATTTTTATCAGTTACTTGGTTTTTAAGCTCAGAAAATACTGAGGGGTTAAGAAACTGGTTTATCACCTGCATCGTCTTGCTCTCTATATAAGTCTGCCATCTCTTCTTCTGGTCTTGGTATATCACTAGGCAATGTGTTATTCATATATTGCAAAGGTTTCTTAGACATGAAAGGACTATCAGGATTAGGAATGACATTCTTATTCCTGTCATATTTACTAGGGTCAATTCTCTTTGACTTACCTTTATTTGATTTTGCTTTCTTAATTGCTTCGATTGCATCACCAACTGTGACAATTTCCATTGCCATATCATCAGTTAGTTCTACTGCAAAGCATTCTTCTAAGAACATGACAAGTTCTACCATATCCAATGAGTCTAAACCTAGATCATCAGATAATTTAGAATCCCATGCAACTTCTATCTCTTCTCCTGTCTCCTTGTCTACAAGTCTTTCCATTATGGTTTCCTTGATAGCAAGCTTAGCAATTTTAAGCATGGTCGTTTTCGACACACGCTTTGATTGCTTTAGAAGAGTTCTAATTTCACTATAAGTTTGATTGTATGCCATTAGACGTAAACTACCTCACCGTTTAAACATGATGCTCGAACAAAGTCGAGTATTCTCATAAATTGGTCACCATCATCACAGTCGATTGATCTGAGGTTACCATCACTACTTAGTAGTGTAAACCTTTTTTTAGGAATGTCAACCGTAATCTTGTCAAGTGTTTCATCATCTGGGAACATAGGTCAAATTCAAAAAGTACCTCTCAATAATAGCACAGGTTTCTCAGTTTGTAAAGTAGGGGGTGTCACTTCTTTTAGTGGCACGTCTTTTTACCTCAGATGCCTTTTCTATGAGAGACTTACCTATATCACGATTCTTCAACATTTTCTCCAGAGGTTTATCTTTATCTTCTCTAACTAATTTTTCGACGTAATCGTCTAAATGTGCAGCAAGAATGCTCTTGAGAAATTCTGCTTCTTGCTTGGTTACTGACATGTGGAAAGTCATTTGCTTAATTGAAATCTACATTCAATTCAGATAAATGGCAGAAGCATCCATATCTATGTTGCCACCTGCATTTATATCCATGTTTCCTCCAGCATCAACTTTAACGTTGCTTGCTACTTTGAGGTTGTAGTCACTACCAAGATTGGATATTGATTGAATATCTTCGTATGCACCACCCTCGATGCAATCGAAACTATCCCCTTTAATATCCTCAGAAAATTTTCCATTTACATCGGTAAATTTATTACCCAATGTGTGATCATAACGACAACCCTCAGCTTTAGTTCTGATGTTGCCAGCACTTTCAAGTTCGATTAAACCTGTACTTGATGTTTGTTTTACGACATGGAATTTATCTGTTTTTTGTTCTGCTACCTTATAATGAGAGTTATATGTTGTACCCTCATTAATATATTCCGCAGTTTTTATTTTTGTGGTACCTGCTGTCTTTAATGAGTAATTTGATTTAGTCTCAGTAAGATAGTTACCACCAACAGTAAGTTTGTAATTACCATTGACTCTATGATTGAAGTCTCCTTCGCATTCATAATGTGTGTCTCCTTCAACATATACTCTGAGATCACCTCTTATAGTGAGACTCATCATATCTGAATCAGGGTTCTTCCCCACTTCAAAAATTGTATTTCGATCAGACCTTACGATAAAGTCTTGATGAGATTTGATCTGAGTGTTCTTTTTAACATCCATATCAATGTAGTTCTTGGTTATCCCATGAACTAATCTCACTCTTTGACCATTAGCGGTGTTGTTCATTTCCAAGAAATGTCCGCATGAGGTTGTCTGCACCCAATTGTGCGGCCACATTATTGGATTGTTTGGGGTATCGTTAGAAGTTTCGCTACCCCCACTAAATCTATTTAAACTCATTGTTTTATCATGGGATGTCCCACGCAATCTATGTAGGTCTGTGATGTTGGCAATTGTGCCAATATCTCTTTCACTTTAATAGGTCCTGCGTAGTCATATATTAACACAACTACAGCACCACCGCCTGTTGCACCCTTATCTTTAACTTTGGGTGCAGCAAACCCAAGAACTTTTTCGGTAAGTTGAGGATTTATGATCTGTCCTTTTTCATCAACATCTGCCTTGCCAATTTCTTTTTCATCCTTACCTACACCAATAGTAATGACTGGTTCTTTGTAATCTTTACCAACATTAATGGGTTGTATTTCCTTAGCAACTGGAATCAGATCGCCACAATTAGCATATATTGCTTTAGCTTCTGGGGGTACTACTAAATCAGGGAATTTTTCACTAAAGTTAAGTACAAATTCATAGTTAGACTTAGTTTTTAATTTCATTCCAATTTTTACATTTGGTTCAAATGACTTATCGACTGTTGCGATGAGTATTTGACTTTCGGAATATTCAACATCAACAACCTGCATTACATCTGGATTTGTTGTGTCTTCTGTACCATCAGCATATGCTACTAGATATAAAAGTTCACCATCATTGACCTCATCAGAGAGTCCACCTTTAGGAATGACATAGTTGTACTGTTCATTAGGGCAGAATGTTTCAGCAGGATCAAATCCATATCCTATACCAGGTTTTACTACAGCAATAGATTCAATCTTACCATCTTTGATGTTAGGTTTAAACTCTGCTCCACCACCTTCAGGTTCATTACATGTAAATTGTGCACGAGCTTGTGCTGTCAAAGGAACTCCTGAACCTTTTTTCTTTGTCCATGCCCCAAGTATAGAACCAATGTTATCAACGATAGGTAATGCTTTAACAGGAGTAGTGGACTGTAAATTATCCCATACTATTTCTGGGAAGCATGGTTTCTTATTGAATATAGAGTTAGAACAATTCAAACTCATTGATGGAATACTACCATCACTACCAAGGAAGTTAAAGTCTTCAAATTTTTCTATAGGTCCTCTAGTATCAAAGTCGTCCTCAGTAAATCCAGATTTATTACCTGCAAGTGGAGACATTTTACCAGTCTTAGTATTGAACAACATCTGTTGTCCTAGGTAAGTACCAGCAACTTGATCATTTTTAACATCACCAGTTATAGGTGTGAATGCATTAGGCGGTTGAACTTCGTACTGATTGGTCTTATCATTTGCTTCATCTCTACCTCTCTTCCTAGGTCCATGACATGTTTCATATGTAGATGCTTTACTAGCACATGTTAATTCTCCATCACAGAACAGATCAAGAAGATCAGCAATATTTTGTACTAATCCTTCAATCATATCCATAGCACCTTTGATCTTAGAAACTACACCCTCTATCGCACTTAATGCTTTATCAATCAAATCCATTAATTTATTCATAATCTGACCAAGAATATCTTGTATTAAACATAGTGCACTATCAAGTGCTCTCTCAAACAAATCCTTAAGTAAATTTTCAATAAAATCTTTGATGTCATCCAATAAAGTATCAAACAAACATTCAATAATTTTAGCAAGACCCTTTTTCTCTTTTTTAATATCTTTGTCTTTTTCTGGATCTGGTGTTGCAATCTTATCTAACTTATCTGATATCGTTTCGTCGATTTTTTCCATCACCACACCCTTGATGTTCTTAGTTAGACCATGTAATTTCTTATTGATTCTAAGTGTAGCAGTTTTAATTTCAAAGGAGACATCCATAACATCACCTGTGAATTTATCAATAAAGTTGCCATCATCGTTTTTCTCAGACTTACGGGCAAACTCCATAAACTCATTAATTACGTTTTCTATTTTAGTAGATGGTTCACCTCCACACTTACCCTCAGCCAGATTTACAGACTTACACTTGTCCTTATCTATATAATCAGCAATTATGGCAATCTTTTTTCCTCTACCTCTGTTGTTTACAGTAAATGATGTAGATTCGCCACCACCATTATCAGTACCACCTTCATTTGTCCCTTCTTCTTTGCATTTTTCTTGCAATCCTGTTTTTGGATTTATACAAACATTAGATCCAGAACTGTGAGGTCCAGCTCCAGTTCCTTCTCCATGAACCTTAGGATTATAGTCACCAGCTACCAGCTTAGGAAATGGTTCATCATCAGTATTTTCTGTTTTATATGGTGCATCTGGATTTTCATCGCCAATTGTGCCTATAACTATAGGTACTTGTGCACTTGCTCCATCCATAAAGAATCCAACCACCCAGCCGTTCACCTGTAGTTGATGGATTGTACCAATACCAGATCTTTGAGAAGAAGTGTTAGGCATCATGACAGTTGCCCATGGTAGATCATAACTGGTTAGTTCTATTCTACTCGGATTATGATAACCTAAAATTCTAACTTTAACTTTATTAGTCTCATCTTTATCCTCTGGAAACTCTTCTGTACCTGCACCAGTATTCTCGACTTGTCCAACCCACCAGTTGAACCCGTCTTTTCCAATAAAATTAGCAGTTGATTCTAACATTACTTTAATAAACCATTCTGAGTGTTATCTTTATGACTAGTAGTACTCACACTACCTGCACTATCAGTATATAATATTAATTTAGTCACCATATTACTGTTGCTTGAGACATATTCTCTTTCAACACGACCTATAACATATATACCACTATTTTCTGCATCAAAAATTCTATCCTTACCTTTATAAGTGGTAAGTTCTACTAACTCCCCTACCTTATGATTCAAAGAACCTACAAATTCTACCTCAACTTTTTTATTGTAAAATAATTTTTCCCTTAAGCTGGATTGTGCCAATACTTTTGTGAGATCTTTGGTAAATGTGCCTTCAGTGTACAATGCAGTGTGTAAAACCTTAGACATAATTCTAGTAGGAACTGTGTTCTTTTTAAATTTATCAAAGTAAGTTGGGAGTTTAATATCTCCGTTTAACTTTGGAACACTGCTGTAATATTTATGTATGTTGAAATCAGATTCTGCATATCCATTGTCCATCATATCAAAAGTCATTACCTTACTATTATAAGAACCTATGTTCAATCCCATCAATATATCACCATTTTCTACAACAGTAAGACTACTCACCTCGGTGTACTCTTTATTCGTGTTTGGTTTTATGTCGGCAGTTTCAAAACCAGCAACAAATCTATAATCAATCTTATCCTTTGCAGCATCGTTAGCAAATTTATCATAGGATTGAAAAACATATCCATCAGCATTTTCAAAAAAAGCATATCCAGCACTCGCATTTTTACTATCTTTACCACTCGCAGGTATAGATTTAGATGCCAAATATTGTATCATAGTAAATGGTGACCAGTAGGAAGATATGAAAGAAAATTTATTTTTAGTTGGTTCTACAGTAATACTCCTTTGAGTAGATAAAAGATTTCTCAGAATATCGTCTCTAACTATTTTATCTATCTTTTCTCCACCACCAGTTCCAAATCTACGAGATACTTTGGTCGCAGCATTATTAATTAAATCAGGACTGCAACAACATAATGTTCCTTTGGACTTTCCATCCTTTATCATTCTACCTTGAACATCATATACCATATAGTTATTAGTAAATACATTTTCATCACCATCCTCAAACGAAATTAATACAGGTTCCATACCATTAATCTTAGATAGATTTCCTCCTGCTGTATCTGTTATTGTTATGAAAATTTGTGTAGATGCACTTTTTATATCTTCAATATACGTCAACTGAAGTAGCTGATTGATGCCGACCATCGTGTCCTCTCCATCAATACCTACAATTAGAGACGTTAATTTAAAATTACTGGTTGGATTTTCTTGACTCATGAGAATTGGGCTGTATTAGCATACTCTGAAAAGAATACAGATTGTTTGACTTGTGACAATGCCATTTCGCCAACACCTTCTATATCTGCCCTAGGTGATACTGTACTAGGCATTGCATTTGATATTGAATCACTCATGACTTTTGTGTCATATTTTGCTGCTAACAATTCAGAATTTTCATGAAAAACAGTGTTAGTTAAATCAGTTATAAAACTTGTCTGATCCATTGTTGATGATAAATCATTAGCATTAATAATATTTTGAGTAGATGATAGTAACTCTTGATTATTTTTATTAAAATTAAGGGTGTTACTCATGGTTTCTATAATTTTTGTCAACCCACCTTGATTAGGTTCATTGATATTAGGAGAAACTCCTCCACCACCACCATTGAGCATTTGCATGTACATCTCATTCATCTGTCTCCTCTTCTGGAGTCCAGTAACAGCAGCACCCATCATAGTTTCTTCAGAAACTTCATGATCTTTATCTTTAGCTAATCCAAAGAAATTAGATATGGTCGAACCAATACCACCACCACCTTGGTTTATACCATGTATTTTAGTAACACTTCCACCCATCGGATCGTCGTTAGCAGTAGCAGCAACCTTCGGTTTTGATGAAGTCAACCAATCAGCTGCTTTATAAACCCAATTTTGTATTCTAGTAGATAAATCTATATTCTCTTTAGATGAATCTAGTGTAGAATATTCTCCACTAACTCCAAGAGTACTGCTCATTTGAGTAAGGAAATTATTAATATTATTTTGCATCTCAGCATCAGTAGATGGTATTCTACTCAACAAACCCATCAGTCCAACTCCAGCTGCCTTCATAGGTAATGCCAAGGAACTACCAAATGCATCTTTTAATCTTTGATCTATTTGAAAATCATCTGCTATACTATTGGATATATTTCTTTCAATAACATCATTAAATCCAGTTTCTTCTAAAGATTTTGATGATGGTTTATTTTCAGATGAGAAAGGACTTAGTGCGTTCCCACTAAGACCTGATGTAGGTGGTGTGATTGCACCTTTATTATAGTTTTGAGTTGTTGAATCATCATTAGGATTATCAAGATTTGTATTTCCCGTGTTGGGTGGAGTCACACCTGCTTCTTCAAGATTTACAATATTTTGATCATCGGGTGCTTGTGGTAATGACAAATCGTTCATTCCCGTATTAACAGGAGCTACATTGTCAATACCAGCACCACCCATACCACCTTGCATCGCTTCTTGCATAAGAAAATCATTATAAAGATCTTCTTTGAACATTGAATTTAATAATGCAGTTCTTTGATCAACCATCTCAATTACATTATTGAGTACGTTGGTCAGAACTTCTATGCCTATGTACTTGTCGTCATTCATGATCTACTTGCTCCTTTACCAAATACATCTATAACCATTTTTGTTTCATTATTAGTTTCCTCTGTTGGTACATTAATATATCTGTTCATCACTATTGGAACTCCAACTGGAATTGGTATTGGCACAACTGTATTGTTTGTATTTCCCACGTTAGTTGTATTAACTGGAGTATCTATTAACTGTTGTTTGTTTCTATTTAATACTGTTGATCCCATGTTAACAAAACTAGACGAAATATCTCGCATAATATTACTTGGACCTCCCTGATTCACAGGATCAATATTACTACTACTAGACTGTGCATCTATACTTGCACCACCTTGTTGGAAATAAGGTAATGGATCTATTCTAGTACCAGATTTATTAAATCTCTCAAAGTGTAGATGTGATTGGTTACTACCATCAGAACCAGGATAGTAGATAATTTTAGCTAATGGATCACCTTTTTCTATCTTTTGACCTGGTTTTACAACATAATCATACACATGTCCATATAGATTTGCAGTACCATCTTGATGTGCTATTACAACTGCTCCACCATACTCACCAAACTTAGGAATAATTTGCTCAACCACACCACCTTCCTGTGCATGGACTGGAGAATCTTGCCATACTCCGATATCAATACCTCTATGCATTCTTCCCCAACGCATACCAAATGGAGAACTGAATAATGGATCACCTTGTGGGAGAATTGTCTTCCATCTATCAGTACCAGTTATTGTGGTAGAACTTGTATTGACTGTACTACCTGATCCTTCGGTTTCTGATTTATTTGAAGCAAACATTATTTCACTACTGTCTTCTTCAAAATAATTCTTAGTTTTATTAGTAACAATTGGAGGTAAGTTATTTGGCAAGATTATCTTGTCCACTTTAACATCTGTATCCGCACCCACTAACTTAGCAATTCTTCTTGCTTCATTTAATAAAGATGCTGCAGCAGGTGATCCAGCTGCTAAAGGACCTAAGAATGCCAAAGTAGCACCTACCATTATAGATGCACCTTCTCTATACACTGCAGATATTGCATCACCAATTTTACTCAGAGGTAATATAATCTCTGCTTCATTTGCTTCACCAACTAAGGCTTTAGTGCCACCAAGTCTACCACGAGTCGGGGCAGTAATCACAGACCCAGTACTATTTTTCTCAGTCACTTCATCTTCCAATCCAATGGATTTCAATAACTGATCAGTTGCTTCTGATGCTACTATAGATCCACCAGTGGCCAATACAGTACCACCAGCTAAAGTCAAAATTGCTGTTGGAGTCAAAGTACCTCCACTCAATACTGCTTGCAATACTGCTGCTGCTCCTGATGCAGAAAATATCAGACTGAAGGTTGCCATCCCTACTCCAGTCTTAACAATAAGTCTACTTGCATCTTTCCATCTTTTTGCTTTGAATAAATTAAAGACCTCAATTGCAGTAGGAACTAAGGTAAGAGCAGTTAAAAATCCACCAGTTCCAACTTTGGGCAATTTCACGCCTTTGAGTTTAGATAAATTCATCCCCTTGGGAAACTTAAGACCCTTGAACCAGTTTTTCGTTCCCTCCTTCATGCTTACTGCCCATTTTGGCAACTTTGGCCAGGAAAATCTAGGTTGGAGTGTCTTATTAGTACCCACACCCATTTGTTTTTGTGTAAAGAATTGTCCTATCCTTTCTCGTACACCTGGTCTGAGAAATCCCCAATTTTTTCTAGTCATCCAATCAGGACGCTGAAACCCGTTCCTAAAATAATCTCTGGTGTTTGTAAGCCAATTTCCTGTGGGTGCAAGGTTTTTAGCTGCTTCAAAAGCTTTCGCATGACTGTAGTTCAGCTTTTTCAATCTTAAATATTCTTTTATTTGATTGGGTTTCAACCCCATCTTACGCAACTGATTATAAATGTTGCGATTCATACGAGTCTGATTAAATTTATTTAATTTACTCTTTGGAAATTCTCTTTTTATTTGGTTTTTAGGTTTAGTTCTGAACCGTGTTGGTGGAATACTAAAGTTAGAAGTAGGATGATGCCATTTCTTTGTGTGATCAAATTGTACTAAACTTCTACGACCTCCCGTATAAGCACCAACACCCATAATACCACCCCTGTTCCTTAGATATTGAATATACTCGTATTCAGTATCAAGTAACGCACTCATTCCTGCCCCAAACTTAAGTGCAGTTCTGGTTAGTGTACTAGTGTCAATGGTTAGTTCTTCAGCCATTACTTACGTTTTCGACGTTCCTCATCTATTCGTTCCCTTTCCTTTTGTAGATGGGCTGCTAATAAATTAACATACACATCTCTTTCCCAAGGAATCATATTCATAATATCGCTCAAGCTATATTTATGGTGTTGAACCAGAGAAAAATTCGTCTGATAAAAAGCCATTAAGCCCTCATCAAAGAGGGCTATCCGAAAAAACTTACTAACCCTTCAATAACAACTTTATTTTCAACCTTAGTTTTGGGATTTCTTACCTCTAAAGTGTGTCTTAAAGCAGGCATAGTATTAAAAAATGTTTGAATTTTATCAAACTGTGCTGCAGTCAGCGTATCAACCCAATTTCTTGCTTCCTTAAATGTAAACGTGCCAGAATCTTCTTCCCCAACATATACTCTTTTAAGACATCTAGCAACCAAATCATATGGATCAACGTCCTCTTCAGAAAAATTTACTGTAGAAAAATATTCTAGGTTAGGATACTTCATTTCTAGAGTTATATCACTACCTAATTTTATTATCTTATTATGACCCTCTGGAAAATCTACTTCGACATCATTTACCAAGAAAGAGACATCAACTTTGGTTACTCCATCATCAGGGCAAGTAACTGATAACTTTAATTCTTCACTAATTGATCTAGCACGTATCTGTAAGAAAAGATACTCAATATCAAATAGAGCAAGATCATCAATCTTTACTCTACTAATAATACAATTTTTTAAAATATTTTTAATAGCATCTAGAATCTGAGCCTCATCATTAGATTCCATTGCAATGATCAATATCTTCTGTTCTTTAACGAGGAAGGGACGATATTTAATTTTCTTTTTTGTAGAAGGCACCACCAACTCATGCGTTGGTGTAACAATTTCAGGTAATGGCATAGTTAATTAAACATAAATTGCTGATACTCATAGTAGAATGCAACTGTGCATTTTACAGCTTGTGCTGGACCAGCTGAGTATGCGACGGTTGAAAAAGAATAGGGATATGCGTTAACAAGTCTCACTTTAAATGGAACATGATAATCTTCCCTTGGAGTAGAACTTGATCTCTCTATTACATTCCCAGAATTCTGGGCTATGCCTTTGACAGGTTTACTAACTCCATATTTTTCAAGTTTGTTTATGACAACATCAGCAGTATAATCATCATAATATCTCTGTGCATAAGCCATATGAGGAAGAGTAGTATATCTACTACCATCACTATATATTGGTTCTGGGGAAGCTTGACTTGGTTGGATACCTATAGTCATATCTTGCCACATTTTAAAAAATGATATAGGTGTAGAACCTAGATCACATATAAAAGACACATCAAGTTCATTGTACATTTTAGCAGATGCCATCTTCTGAGTCAACCCTTTTTTAGGCATTTTAACATCTACACTATTAAAGGTGCTACCAGGAATTTGAATATCTTGGCATAATAAATTCATCCTTTGTTGAGCTTGTCCTATTTTATCCCCAGTAAACTTTGGATATAAATCATCACCACCTTTCTTTTTGGCATTTGCTTCCATGAACCTCCTCATCTCGCCAGATGGTGTTATTTCAAACTCATACAGATTAGAAGTAGAGATACCTTTATCAAGTATCTTTGCCATGTATGATTCTATTCCAAACTTTTCTTTGTTTATTTGTTTGCTTTGTGCCATAAATACTCATTATGAGTGATATATTTATTTAGTATGGCATATAAGGGAAAATACCGAGTAAAGAACTATCGCAAGTATAAAGGTGATCCCACGGGAGTAATATACCGTTCTTTGTGGGAAAAAAAGTTTATGGACTACTGTGATTCCAATAGAAAGGTCATTGAATGGTCAAGTGAAGAGCATATTATTCCATATAAAGACCCCGTACAAAAGAAATGGAGGAGATATTTCCCCGATTTCTACATGAAAGTAAAAGAAGCAAACGGAAAGATAAAAACATACTTAGTTGAGGTTAAACCAAAAAAACAGGTCGATGGTCCTAAACCTCAGAAACGACATACTAAGAGATATATCTCAGAAGTTATGACGTTCGCAACCAACCAAGCAAAATGGGAAGCAGCACAGGAGTATTGCAATGACAGACTCTGGGAGTTCAAAATCATCACAGAGCGAGAGCTCAAAGTTTGATACATGGATGAAAGAATTAAAAGGCAAGAGTATATCTAAACCCAAATTAAGAAACACCGTCATGGAAATGTTACTTGACGATGCAACAGAAACACCCGAAATTAATAAGTGGTATTATTTTGAATATGATCCTAAATTTAAAGATCAGTTGGGAGAATGGGATGAGTTTCCACTAATAAAACTACTTGAAAGAAAGAATGATATATACCTTGGAGCGAATCTACATTACCTTAGTGGGAAAGCTAGACTATCCGCTATAAATACTGATAAATACCCCAACTCATCTCTACATTATTACATTCCAAAAAATGCAGACAGCATTTTCTTTGAAGTTGGAGAACAAGATATACAACTATTAAGTCAACTTCCACTTGATAAATTTCATCGTAAGTATAAATGAGCACCGTTAACAAGGTATCAGAAGCCAGAAAAATAAAAGAAGAATCAGGAAATCATAGCTATCCTTTCAATTTAGCTTCGATTCCTTATGCTTCTTTCCTTAAAATCTACAAATATTCCTATGATAAAGGGATGGCAGAGGTTGGTAAGAAACAAAATGACGCTATTGGTGCTATACAAAACAGTGGACTATTAAAAAATATTAATGATGGGTTAGTCAAAGGAGCACAATGGGCATACGGATCAACTACTAGTGGTAGGGAATACCTCAATGGTGATTCAGATGAGGAAATTCTAAATAATTTCCTTAAGAAATCTGTTGAAGCAGGATCATTAGATTACAACCCTAATTTTCTGGATAATGGTGGTAATAAAGACCTAATTTTAGATGAAGAGTTTACTGTTGATAATGGATGGGGTGCTGGAGAAAGTACTACTACGATGAGAGAGTTACTCGGAAAGAAAAATGATGTAAAAGACTTCCATAATTCAGGTTATGAAAAATCTTACTGCAACTTAGCAATGCCGAATGAGTTTCAATTTGATTATAATGCAAACTGGAACAATACATTTAAGTTAGGTACTATGGCATTAGCTGCTGATGATCCAGCAAGAGCAGCAAAGGTATTAGTTGCAGGTGCTGGTCTTGGTATGGTTGGTGCATTAAATAAGAATGTATTGACTGCTAATGGTGGTGAAGGTTTAGGGAAAATTGCAGGGCTAGCAGAAGGTGCTAAAGATGGTGCATTAAAAGCAGGTGATTTATTTGGAGTTAATAGTAATATATTAGATCCAACTAACCTTGCTGGT